TTATTTTAAAATTATCTATATCTTGTGTATATTCTTCAGAAGACATGACATATATCTCCATTTATAGGGTATTCTTTTTTTACATTTTATTATTTTTTACTTGAAATATTAATTGTATTTTCTACGTTTCATTTCTTTAATTATTTCTTCTTTAGAAGGAGATTCTCTTTTTATTTTTTGTACTTCTTCGTATGACTTTGGAACAATTTTTATTGAACATTTACAGTTAGAAAGACAAGAACACATTCCTGCTTTCGGAGTCGTAACTACTAATTCTTTAGGTATAGGGGATATCTGAGACATATATGTACAACCAGGGCAAATGGAATGTCCTTTGTTTTTTACCCAATATACAACAGAATTGTAAGGGGCTCCTATAACTCTTCCTGCATCGTAGTGAGCTTCTAATGCTCTTACATACATGAGTATTCTATAATCATAACTAGAAACCATTTTTGTAGAATTAGATGCATTTTTTAAAAATTTATTCCAAAAAGAAAGCTCATCTTTTGCAGAAAGTTGAGACCATTTGTCTTCTTGAGGAGAAACTTCAGGCATTATTGAAGGTTTATTAATAAATAAACTATACCCTGTAGAAATCCCAGCACCAGAAGCTTTTACTCCTAAAATATAGGCTTTTTTATAAAAATCTATAAAAATTCTTTTGGATAATCTACGAGCTTCTGATAAGCTAAATTCTTCATATATAACTAATTTTATTATTCTTGATAGTTCTTTAGCAAAATTTTTTTGTAATGCTATAAAACTTCTTGAAGCAATAGTCTGTATATGATCTTTCTGTACTTTCCATACAGAAGGAGTAATAAACCTTCTATGAAAATCATGTTGTACTTCTCTTTTTAAAGGAGAAGTACTTAACATTTTAGAGGTTATTAAGTCTTTGCTCGTCAGAAATTTCATCTTTTTCTACTTTATTAATTAAAGAACTTACTGTTCTGTTAGCAGAATCACTAGGAGCAAACCCTAAATGATACCTGTCTGGAATGGAAAATTCTTTATTCTGTAACCAAGGAATTCCAGTTTTCTTAATTTGTTTCCCTTTTATAAACCGTCCATAAAACTTTCCTAATCCATTAATAGAAACTTCTTCTCCATTAGAGGTAGCATCTAATACGGTAGCTACAGTACATTTTATTATTTGATCTATTTCTGTTAATTTATATTTATACGCAAGGGATGATCGTACTCTTGACAAAAGCTCTTTTTGGTTAATCATTTAAAAATTCCTTCTCTAAACTTTCTGTTAAACTGAGAGGGTCTTCTTTTTTATTCAAAGTCTGCTCAGGAGGTTTATTCATTTCATGTAGTATTTTATAGTCTATTTTTGTGTTCTGTATACTAGCTACAACCTCTACTCTATTATTTATTAAAGGAACTAATTCATCTTTTGAAAAACCAAGCATAGATGCTTCAGTAATATAAAAAGGTTTCTTTATTTTTTCTTCTATTTGTTGGAATTCTTCTAATAATTCTGGAACTTTAGCTAAAAGATCTTCCCCATATCCAAAAAAACGTAATCCTTTTTTAACATTATCTGCTGTTGTTTTCTTTGGAGGTTTATTAGGCTTTATAGCTTTCATTGCTCCTTGAGCACGACCTTGAGCACCATCTTTTATAAGCTCTTTCTGTTTTTCAAACTCAGCTTGCATGACAGGATCAGGAGTTTGTAACTTTGCTCTTAATTGAGCAGGAAGAGGAAACACTTCATCAAGAAGATAATCTCCCCATACCCATCTATTCCACCCCATAACAACAGATATATTAGCTAATATTTCAATAATTTGTGCTTTACGTAATAAAATATCTTCACGCTGTCTATCTGCAACAGAAGAAATAGTTCCTAATTGAACAATAAAAGCGTCTGGAGGTAGGTATTCTCCTTTTGCTATTGCCCAATGAATTTGACAGAGCTTTATAATTCCTTCTCTTAATGCGTCTTGTAGCTTTGTAATTTTACGACCAAAACGAGCATCTTGTAGCATTAAAGCTTCTCTTGAATTCCACATGCCAGAAGCGGTTTCTCCATCAAAATATTCTTTTGGAATATTAAGACCTAGTCTGATCTTATTTCTGAAATAATCAACGTCTTCTAAAGGCCCAATACTAGAAGTATTTTGTAGTTGTTCTACTTTAGAGAGTGACCCCGGACGAATAGGCCATACTATATCTTGTAAAATAGTGGCAGGATTAAACTCTAGCTTAAACTCATTAGTCTTAGGATCTATAAATTGTTGCTTGTTTTTTAAGAATCTTTCATAATCTTTTACAAGACTAGTAGTTTCAGCTACAGAAGCTTGTCCGACATCAACATAAAAAATGTTACGTTGTACAGCTTTAGCTATTCGGTACAGAACCAGCATTGTATCGAGCATCGAAAGCTGTTTGTATACTTTACGTACACTTTCCAAAAACGAACGGCCGTAGACACTCTCCTGATCATAGGCTGTAATTCGCATATGAATAAGATCCCAAGGTTTAAATATTCCAAGCCTGTTATCTGTTGGTAGATGATTAGCTAATTCAGGAGATTTAAATCCTAATAAACCATCTTGTTGCATTCTTTCAATACGAGAAGGATGAACAAACTGGTAATCATGTATTCCATATCCTCCAGGCATTAAATAAATAAAACAGTCACCATACTTAGCTAAATTTCTATAAAGGCCGTAAGCTTTAAACTCAGTACGAGTTCTTTGTAACATCCCATTTAATTCTTCTGCGAGATTATCATCATCAGACTCTATCCAAACACGAAGACCAGATTTATCATCTTTTTGTGAGGCTTCTTCTGCATAGATATCTAGACCAGTTTGACATTCTGTAGAAGCTGTATCCATCCTGTCATAATCACGGTATTTAGTTATTCTATCATATTGGATATCTGTATAGCCGGTGAATATTTTAGATAACCGGTTTTCTATAGAATCAAATGATCCGTATTTTTCTTGAGGTTGATCCTTACCTTTTACAATGTCAAGTTGCTTAGAAGAGCGACCAAAGACTATTTGCAATGCTTGTATAAGCTTTGACTGAGGTTGTGCTCCTGGACTTATTTGATTATTATTATTAAACTCTGCCATATATCCTCTTATGTTATCTTAAAGGAAAATGGATTCATTTCCTCTATATGTTTATTAACTTCTTCGTTTTCAGTTGTAACATTAGCAAAATAATTCCCAATAGCATCTGCTGGATTAATCTTATTTGGATAAAGGCTATTAATAATTTTAGCTGCTATGTCTGCATTAGCCGTATCAGGATGTTTTCTAGTATCTGTAAGCAGCGCAAATGAGTTGGCTAGTACTCCGGCTAAAGCATCAGAAATATCCTTCCGGCCTTTTGTACCGTCAGGATTCATTCTAGGATGGTCTACTCTAGCCCTAGCTCCTGAATAGTCGTGTATAAGATTTACAAGCTCTCTTTCTAGTTCTGGTTGATGGTATATTTTTACATTTCCTTTTGAAACAGCATCTCTTAACATTACATACGGAATATCTGAAGTATCGACGGATAAATTATCTACCTTAAATCCATCTTTTATTAACATTTGCATAGATCCTACGCTTTGATACCGGTCAAAGGTGATATAATGAATTCTAAATTTCATTGCTCTAAGATAATTTATGAATTGTTGAATTTTTTCATAATCTACTTGATCTCCCTGAGGGGCTCTTATAGAAATAGCAAAATCTATAAAAAACTCAGGAGAATAAGAAGATATAATTTTCTGTCCTAATATATTACTCCCAACCATTTCCTTTATACCAGATACACCACCCATAGCTATACCTGTAGCGTCTCCGTCCTTGGATAAGTCGATATGTAGGACTCTTAGCATGTTTGGATGGTATTTAGGAACCATCGCAAACCCGGCGTCAAAGAACATGTTTTGTGGTATGAGATGAGAAGAAATAGAACGAGGAGTCTTTAATCCAATATAAAGGTTGTCGTCTATGAAAGGAGATTTACGTTCCTTGTCCCATAGCTTCTTAAGTTGTGCAGGATCTTCAAATAGCAAGTGCTGTGGAGAGCTTGATATTCCTGCTAGTTCTCTTAAAGCGCCATTAACATCTCTCTCAAAGTGAGGGCGTACTGATTCAGGCACTTCTATTATATTAGGAGAATCTTTAGGATAATCTTCTAATTCTATTGGAGTTAATATTCTTGAAGAAGTTTTTGAAGACCCAACGAACACATAGAAATGCTTGCGCTCTTCAGTATCCCCATAATATTTATCTGGCTTTACATCCCACTGTGAATAGTTAGATATGTAAGCTCTTGGGTCATTTTTAGCTCTCCAAGAACCAGTCTTAGACGATAAACCACCATCTATCTGTGAGATACGGGATTCTAGGAAGTCTGACGAAGTCTTACGAGAAGAGATTACGCAGAGCAGTCCGGGTACATATCCTAGTCGTTCGAAACGGGATGTAATACGGAAACGGATTTGTGAATAAAGTTTTTCAGAAGAATCCTCGTCTTCATCATACTTCACAGTACGTTTACCACGGAAGTTCATTTCGTCAAGGATAGCCGAAACAACTGCAAAAGAAAGAGCATGAGATACCTTAGATCCCATGAGTACTGCTAGCCCTTGTGGTAACTGTACCTCATACTCAGCCTGTGAGTTCTTATTAGTGCTGGTGTTATTGAGGATCTTCTTTATTGTACGGGATTTCTTTAGAGGGAATACGTTCTTGAAATAAGGACTTTGACCGATTATCTTTTTAAAGTCTTCTGAGATAGCGGATTCGGCCTTCTCAAGCGAGAGTGAAAATAGACCAAAGGAAATAGTAGTAGCATTATCAAGACCAAAGTAAGAAGGTATATTACGTAGACAGGTAAGAACACAAAGTTTGTAAAGTTGGGAAATGATTGCGATTCTTGTATTGTGCGAAATAAAGCCATTTGAAACATAAGAAGGATCATCTTTTACTGTGAAATCCCAACATTCAGTTTTCGAAGGAGTATTTGAAAATATCTCACTAAAAATATATCTTTCTTTATATACCTTTTTAAGTATAGGTGTTAAATACTCTTCTCCAAAAACTTCTACAATTTTATCTAACGCTTTGTAAGTAAAGGATTGTTTTCCTTTAGTCTTAACACAAACAAACATATCCCTGTTATGTTTTAGATCTAATCCTTTTCCTCTAACATTGTCACGTACTTTAGCTACCTCTTTCCAAGATACGGGGATAGTTTCATTATCGTTGTGTCTCCACGTAGTAGCTTCTTTTTCTAATAGTGTTTTTAATCTAGCTGCTTTTTTAGGATGATTAAATCCTATCTCTTTAGCAAATACTTCTTTAGACTCTCTTCCTATTAACCGAACAGTCCACGAGCCTCTAAAGTCATTCTCTTTAAAAGAACGAGAAGATTTAATTCCAAAGTTAAGTAAAAGCAATTGCACCTGTTCAGATAAGTCTTCAGAGCAAGTAGAAAATTCTATTGCGTTACCTTTTTCATAGACGGTTCCATCCGTATCAAATAGTCCCCTAATAAAAGCAGCAACAACTTCTTTTGTACCCATTCTTATACCAAGAGGTACTTTCTTTTCCCATGCTCTGCCTGTAAGTCCTATTTCCTCCCATCTTTTTATTATTTTTGTATTATATAATCCCACTCTATGTATTGTTTGTTTGGTATCTTGTCTAAAATAGACATATTCTTTAGGAGATAAATTACACTCTTTTATAAGAGAGACTGCTTTAGCTTGGTATTGTTGTTCATCTATATCAGGGCCAAAAGTTATTTCTATTGCACCTTTATCTTTTAAGCAACCATCTCCAGTTATTATACCAATAATTTCTGCTTCGGATATAGATATATTATATGGATTTGCCCCCCAGACATTAGGAGTTCTTACAA